GAAAAATTGAAAAAATAATGAAACGATGAAAGGATTTTACAACTTAATAGACACAATCAAGGCAGAACTTGATGCAATACCATTTGTTAACACGGTAACGCAAGGCGATATATACGATGTGGATTTAGCCAAACAAACTATATTCCCTTTATCGCATATTATCGTTAACAACGCAACGTTTGAGAATAACCAAACACGCTTTAACGTTTCTATTGTAGCAATGGATATAGTAGATATTAACAAAGAAGATGCACCAACTGAATACATAGGCAACGATAACGTGCAAGATGTATTGAATCAGCAGTTAATAGTTTGCCAACGTGTATATGAATCTGCAAAGCGTGGCGACTTATACAGCGACTTATACCAAACAGATGGTACAGCAACGTGTGAGCCTTTTACCGAACGATTCGAGAACTTTTTAGCAGGTTGGACTATGACCTTTGATGTATTAGTACCTAACGAAATGAGTATATGTTAAACATTAAACAGACTCAAAAAGTATTAAATAGGTTTAGGTTGCACGTAGTTAAGGAATCAAGAAAGAACTTAACCAACAAACAAAAGAACGCATCTAAAGGACTTTATAACTCAATCTATGGAGAAGTAAAAGCGATGCCTAATTCTATCTTTTTAGAGTTTGGAATGAATCAATACGGAACGTTTCAAGATAAAGGAGTTTCAGGTAAGCAAAAGAAATACGATACTAAGTTTAGTTTTAAGAATAAGCGACCACCGAGCAAACCATTTGAGGAGTGGGCAAAGAAGAAAGGAATCAAACCACGTGGCGCAAATGGTAGATTTATAAGCTATAAAAGTTTAGGGTTTCTTATTGCCCGTTCAGTATTCAACAAAGGAATTAAACCAAGTTTATTTTTTACCAAACCATTTGAAGCAGCATTTAAAAACTTACCAGAAGAAACAATACAAGCCTTTGCATTAGATGTAGAAGAAACAATGAATAAAACAATTTTAATTAAATAGATATGCCTAACATTTTCGCACGTTCGCCTTTCATTATAGAGATTAACGAAGCAGCACAAACATCAAGCAAAGTAGAGTTATTTATATGGAATGGTACAGGTTCAGCACCAAGCACACCAACATATACTTTAAGTAAGAATGTACCAAGTACAACAAATTTAAAAACTATATACGATGTGTCGCCATTTATTAGGGAGTTTATAAACTTTGATACACCATTAGCTTTGTTTAATGTTATAACTTTAACTAATACTAACCAATGGTGCAATGTACGTGTAAAACGATACAAGAATACTGCAACGCTTTTAGATACTACAGATTATATAGCATACGATGGTTATGGTTATTTTGAGCAAGGGTACAACGCAGATAACGGAGAAGAAAGTTTGGTGCATAATCAAACGTATTATTTCCACAATACTGGAGTGATGCCAGTTGATATGTTTAGAGCATACTTAAGAAGTGGGGACCACGTAAATTATGTAGACCCAATATCTAGCACTAACTTATTCGACCCTATAACAACTACAGGAGTTTATAACGTTCCAATAGGCAGAAAATTAGAGTTTCTTACAAATGGGGTAAAGATACGTCTTTTAAAATCAGTAGGTATTAAACAATATACATTTATTCCTATTGAAGAATGTAAGTACGATGTAATTACTATTGACTTTGTAAATAAATACGGTGCTTGGCAAAAGGCTTGGTTTTATAAAGCATCTTCAAATAGTATTGAAACATCAGGAGCAGAATACAATCTATTAAGTGCAAACGTAAACTACAATGTAAACGTAGGTAGCAAAAAAGTATTTAACGTAAACGGAACAGAGAGTATTAAAGTTAATTCTGGTTGGGTAAACGATGACTACGCAGAAACCATACAACAAATATTGTTAAGCGAAAGAATTTTAGTAGATGGTAAACCTGCAAAGATGAAAACTAAAGGTATTGAAAAACAAAAGCAGATTAACACGAAGATGATTAACTATCAATTAGAGTTTGAGTACGCATACGATATTATAAACAACTTTAAGTAATGAATAGACAAGTAGAAATATATATCGAGGGGCAGCGTTTAGAACTATTCAACGATGAGAAAATAACGATTAATTCAAGTGTTCAGAATATTAGTGATATATCTAAAACATATACAGATTTTTCGCAAAGTTTTACTATTCCTGCATCAGTAAACAACAATAAAATATTTCAACACTTCTACGCTAACGAAGTTGATTCTACATTGGATTACAATATACGTAGAACTGCGTATATAGAAATAGATTTAATACCATTTAGAACTGGTAAAATACAATTAGAGAAAGCACAATTAAAGAACGGACAAGTAGATAATTATACTATCACTTTTTATGGCGACTTAGTTACTTTAAAAGATTTGTTTGGAGAGGATAAGTTAGCATCTTTGGATTGTTCAGCTTATAGCCATTTATATACAGGTGCCAACGTACAGACACGTATTAGTTCGGATTCGGTAGATTACGATTTACGTTATCCTTTGATTTCAAGTAGTAGATTATGGCAGTATGGTAGTGGTAATCCATCGCAGGATATTGATAACACATCTGGGCATATACACTTTTACGAGTTGTTTCCTGCATTGCGTGTTCCTAAAATATTCGATGCTATCGAGAACAAATATAGTATTGATTTTACAGGTAGTTTTTTAACGAACAAAAGATTTACGGATTGTTTTCTATACTTAAAGAATAAAGAAACATTTGAATTTTTCACAAACAAACAACTTATAAATTTAGATACCGTAACGCTAACAGAAAGTACAAACGTAGCCGGAGTACCTTTTTTTAACACGACTAACAATAGTATAAACTTATTCTATTCAGCAGACGCATTGAACGCTGGAGCAGTTGACGAGGGCTTGTGGCAAATTAACACTACTATAACTACTTCATCAACTGCAATACCATACTTTATTGAGGTGTGGGAAAATGGAGTTTTAGTAAGTACAACGGAAGGAGTAGGTTCAGACTTTTATCAATTGTATTTCGTTCCTAATTCAACAGGATTAAACAAGACCATTGAACTAAAAATAAAAGCAAGGGCTTTAATGGCGTTTACTTCAGAAACAAACTTATACCATAATATTACAATAGGAAGCACACCAGTACAAAACACAAATACTTGCACAGGTAATAGCCAAACGTTAATCGGTAATTTAGATATATCATCTAATATGCCTGATATGAAAATTTCGGATTTCTTTAGTGGTGTATTGAATCAGTTTAATTTAACGTGCGTTCCAACAAGTGCAAGTAGTTTTACTATTCTACCTTTAGAGGATTGGTACAGCGCAGGAAGTGTAAGAGATATTACTAAGTACACAGATAAGAATGAAGCATCTATTGATAGGATGCCATTGTTTAAAAAGATTTCATTTGAACACGAAAAGTCAGAATCATTGATAAATAGAAAGTTCTTTGATTTATACGCACGTGAATACGGAGATTTAAGCAACGTGTATAACATAGATGGTGGCGATTACATTATTAAACTACCTTTTGAAAATCTAAACTTTAATAAGTTCACAAGTACTAACATACAAGTAGGATATTGTTTAACCAAAGCACCAGATTATAAACCTTACATACCTAAACCAATACTTCTTTACAAGTATAACAAGTTAAGTTGTTCGTTTCATTTTAACAATGGCACAAGTACAAACCACGTTTTAACATACATTCCATTTGGGCAGGATGCAATAGTAGGGTCTGTAAAGTATTCTTTAAATTTTGGAGCAGACCAGTCTACATTACTAAATGAAAACATAGCTAACTCAATTGTAAACGTTTATTACTTTGATTACTTATCGAATTTATACAATCCAAAAGCACGATTAGTTACTATTAAGGCAAACTTACCGGTATCAATTTTAAGCAACATAAAGCTAAATGATAGGTTAGTAATAAGAGATAAGCGATATATAATAAACACAATGCAAATAGATTTAACAAGTGGCGATGTTACATTTCAATTAATATCAGATTTTAGAAACTTAACTTCATACGTACCAAAATGATAAAACAAATTATAGCAATGCTTAAAATATCAGACTTCTACGGAGTGTCTGAGAATATAGATATAGCAAAAGGAAAGTACAAAATTCCTAAATCATTAAGAGAAGCAGTTAAACAAGGTAAGCGCATAGGTTATGGCAATTGAGAAAACGGTAATACTTAATGTAGAAACTAAAGAAGCTACAAAAAATGTAGATTTACTTTCACGTTCATTTGAGGATGCGTATGGAGAGATACAGCCTTTAACAGGTCGTATGGGCGAACTTGAAGACCAGTTATACGAATTAGCAAACGCAGGTAAGCAAGGTACAGACGAATTTAAAACTTTAGCTGCTGAAGTTGGTAGAATGAAAAAGACTATCCAACAAACCGATATGCAAGTAGATGGTTTAGCTATGACTACTTCGCAAAAGTTAGGCGGTGCATTAGGTGGTGTAACAAGTGGGTTTGAGTTAGTGCAGGGTGCTATGGGTGCTATGGGTGCTGAAAGTGAAAACGTGCAAAAAGCATTATTGAAAGTTCAGAGTGCTATGGCTATTGCTCAAGGTGTTCAAGGTATTAGAGAATCGATACCAGCATTTAAAGCTATGGGTGTAGCTATACAAGAATCTGCAACAGCACAAAAGATTTTAAACTTTGTAATGAAGCAAAACCCAATTATGCTTATAGTTTCAGCAGTAGCAGCATTGGTTGGAGCGTATGCATTGTTAAGTGGTTCAGAAGATACTGAATTAGAGAAACAAAAAGCAATCAATGAAGAAAGAAAATCAGCAGCATTTCATCAAAGAGCATTAGCAAAGGATGTAAAAGAATCCTCTAAATATATAGCTGAAGAGTCAGTTCAATTTATATCTTTAATTACTAAATTAAAACAAACAAATGCAAATAGTAAAGAGAGGAGAGATTTAATAAGGGAAATAAATGGCGAGTATGGTACGCATTTAAAAAATTTAAAAAGTGAAGCTGATTTTCAGGCTCAATTAAGTTTAGTTGTTAAAGACTACATACAATATCAGACCGTTAAATTTAAGCTGATGAAGAACGAGGCTTATATGCAATATAACCTTGAGAAACAAATAACAGCGCAGAAAGAATTAAACAGATTAGAGAAAGAAAAAAAATCTATTATAGCTGGTACAAACTTAGATAAGACAGATACAACAGAAACGGAGCAAGGTATAGCAAAAGCAAAAAGAGATTTAGAGGATTCATCAAGGGCAATTGAAGATTTAGCAAATAGGGCGGTTAAGTTACAGACCACACAGGATAAGTTAACTGATAGTGGTAAGAAATATGTTGAACAACAAAAAGAAGTAGTTAAAGTAGATAAACAAACAATTGAAGATAAGAAAGAAAAAGCACTTACTGAAGATGAAATTTACGCATTAGAGTTACAACAACTTGCTACTATTGAAGATGAGAAAACAAGAATCAAAGATGAAGCCGAAAAGGAACGACAACTAAATGAAGCAGCTAATTTAGAGTCTACTTCTGCTTTGCGTATTCAAATAATGAATAAACAAATTGAGGATGAAAAGATAGTAGAGCAAAAAGAAAAGGAAAGAAAGAAAAAGCATAGAGACGAATTATTTGATGCAGCAAAAGCTGGTTTAACAGCTATTGGAGATTTAGCGGTTTTATTTGCAGGTAAATCTAAAGCACAACAAAAGAAAGCGTTTGAAGTTCAAAAGGCAGTTAACATAGCTACAGCAACAATTGACACATTTAAAGGTGCGACAACAGCATTCACATCAGCAGGGAATCCAATTTTAGGTGCGGTATTTGCAGCAGCAGTAGTAGCAGCAGGTCTTGCAAATATATCTAAAATTGCGTCAACTAAATTTGATGAAGGAGCAGGCGGTGGCGGTGGCGGTGGCGGAGCGCCAAGCGTTCCAAACGTACAAGCAGCCAATTTTAACGTAGTAGGAGCAGGAGGAGCAAACCAATTAGCGCAACTATCAAGCAATCCAATTAAAGCGTATGTAGTTAGTGGGGAGGTATCAAGCGCACAAAGTTTAGATAGAAACATAGTTAAAAATGCAACGATTGGGTAAAACTAAATAAGCAGCCACGCCCGACTGCCTATTTACTTACCTATCAACCTAAACATTGTTAATTATGTTATGAACACGAAGCAAAGATAGTTAATTATTTTAAAAATGCAACAAAAACTAAAAAAATAAATTATTAAAGTATGAAAATAGTTGAATTAGTAATCGACAATAAAGACAAGCTATCAGGTATTGACGCTGTATCTGTAGTTCATTCTCCTGCAATAGAAGAAAACTTTATAGCTTTAAACAAACACGAAATAGAACTTAAAGAAGTAGATGCCGAGAAGCGTATTTTAATGGGTGCGGCTTTAATTCCAGACAAGCAAATTTTTAGACGCAACGAGAAAGAGGAGTATTATATATTCTTTTCTAAAGACACGGTACGCCAAGCATCGGAGTTATTTTTAATGAACTCAAACCAAAACAACGCAACGTACGAACACGACCAAAAGTTAAAAGGTTTATCAGTAGTTGAAAGTTGGATAATTGAAGATAGTAAAACGGATAAAAGCCGATTATATAACTTTAATTTGCCAGTTGGAACTTGGATGATTTCAATGAAAGTAAATAACGATGACGTATGGAAAGATGTAAAAGATGGTAAGGTTAAAGGGTTTTCAATTGAGGGTTATTTTGCAGATAAATTAGAAATGAGTTTACAAGAGCAAGAAGAACAAGAGTTAATAAATAAAATAGTAGAAATTTTAAAACAAGTATAAAATGGGATTAAAAGATTTTTTTAAAACGACAAGCGAAATATCGCCAAAGGGTGGCAATAAAGGTTGCTTATGTGAGGATGGTACGTACAGCAAAGAGTGTTGTGATGGTAGCCTACAAGCGCAGGGGATAGGTAGTGAAAATTCGCAAGGAATATCTATTGTAAACAACGTAAACGAAGTGCGTACAATGGTACGTGAAAACTAAAAAGGCAACAAAACAAATATTAATAAGTTTTTATAAAAAACACATAAATGAAAAATAACGTAATTAATCAAATCAAATCGCTTTTAGGTATGGAAGTGAACTTAGAGCAAATGATGTTAGAGGATGGTGTAACGGTTTTAGAAGCTGAAGCATTTGAAGCAGGACAAGAAGTCTTTATCATTACAGAAGATGAGCAAAAAATCCCTTTACCAATTGGCGAGTACAAAATGGAGAATGGTTTTATGTTGGTGGTAGAAGAAGAAGGTATTATCGCATCCTATATGGAAGCTGTTGCTGAAGAAGAAGTAGTTGAAGAAGCACCTGAAGAAGAAGTACCAGTTGAAGCAGAAGCAGAGGTTAAAACGCCTAAAAGCATTATCGAATCAGTAAGTAAAGAAACACGTTTCTCTGCTGAAGA